TTTACAAAAATATGGGCTCGTGTTACAATTAACCGAAGGAGACAACTATGGTTAAAATTAATTGTGAGTCAACTGAGACACTTAAACTTACAGACATGACTCCTTTTCAGGGTAACTTGAAAAAGAGAACACCACAGGATATACTTGCCCTTAAGGAAAGTATTCTTAATGAAGGACTCATGATGCCTTTCGCAGTTTGGAAGCATGATGACAAAAATTACTTACTTGATGGCCACGGTAGACGTGAAGCATTGACCAGTATTGCACTGGACAATCCAAACGTTTTATCAATGGATTTTCCAGTAGTCTACATTGAAGCTGACACTGAGGACGATGCCCGTAAGGCCTTGTTACAAATTACTTCACAGTATGGTAAGATTACAAAGCAGGGTGTTAAGCAGTTCTGTGTATCTATACCAGATTACAAGGCACCTAGTATCGCTAAGTTTGTAGCTAAACCTGTGACACAAAATGTCACTACACCTAAAGTACAACAAGCACACGCCAACAAGACAGTAATCAAGATTAGAGTTGACGCAGCCCGTGTTGAACAGGTTAAAGAGATACTGAGACAGGTTAATTACATCGAGATTTTGTAGGAGTAGAAAATGAGCGATACACTTGAGGTAGCTGAACAGGAAAAAGAGGATAAGTCATTTAACTCTAGTTTTACAGAGTCCACTAGACGTTTGATGGGAGAAAAGGTGTCATTACCTTGGTATAAATCAGAAATGAGAGACCAGGTAGATGAGTCACTTGACAGTATATATGAAATAGCAACAGCACATAGAGTTACGGTTTTGGATTTTGTAAATCGTGACCCGGAATATGCGGTAATGTGTGTTGAAATGTCATATGCAAAGTGGACAAATGTACTTACTCAAGCTTCACTTACCGGATGTATTGCAACAGAAGATGGTAATGTAACTATCAGTAAAAACCAGATTAAGGCAATAGAGCTGAGGTTACGTCAGGCAAAAGCAGAGCTTGACTATGTAACTGACCTAGCAGCTTCTATGTCAATGACTGGTGACAAACGTGACCATTTGTTACGTACTCTTTATATGAATGCAATTATGCACAAGGATACTAAGGCAATGACCTATCTTATCGATAGAATTGATGGTAGACCTGGTGAAACACGTGTTGCAGAATTGTCTTATGATAATGCATATAATATCTACATGATACTGCATACTCTTTTCGATAAGCAGTTGCAGGTTATCAATGCAGGTAATGGCACTATCCTTATCTGTTGTTCTAGACGTGCAGGTAAATCGCACATGTTAACAGCAATCAGTGTAGTTGAGTGTATGCGCAAGCCAAACACTACATGTATCTATATTGGTGAAACAATGGAACTTACAGAAGGTATTGTCGATGATGCAATGAATAAGATTGTAGATGAGTGTCATTTACAGGATAAGCGAGGCAAGCGCTTTAACTGGCGTAAAATGGACAATGGTTCTAAGATATTGGTTCGTGGTCTTTCTAACACAAAAGACCCTGACCAAATTCGTGGTAAAGGTGCAAAGATTATTATCATTGATGAATTTTTCCACCTTAAATCAGAACTGTTGTCTTATTTACAGGACCAGGTACTTGCACCAATGCAAATGGACTATGCAGATGATTACAAGTTCATTTGTGCCGGAACCCCTCCATCTATTAAAGGTACATTTGGTGAGATGGCTTGGAAAACATGGGAAGTACCTCACTTCAAATGGACCTGGAGGGATAATCCTCACCCAGTATCACTAGAAGCACGTGAAGCGTACGTGGAAAAAGCAATCGCAGAGAAGGGCCTTACTTGGGATACACCTTTCGTACGTAGAGAGTATAATGGAGAATGGGCATATGATGATGACCTGTTACTCTATCCTAATTACAAAGTGTACGACCCACAAGAGGCAATGCCACAGTGGCGAATTTCACGTGTCTTCTTTGGTGTGGATTATGGTGTATCTGATAATGATGCACTTATCGGTATTGCATGGTCTGATGATGAAGGTAAAGGCTTTCAGTTCTTTGAAGCTAAATTCAACAGACTTGATATTAAAGATAGAACAGTATCACAGTTGGAATACTTGAAGGCAAGAGTAATGGAGGCATGGAAAATGGCACTCGACTTTTTTAACTGGTCAGATGATGAAAGTGCAAAGCAGGCCAATAAACGCATTCTCTGGGATTCTGATGATAACGACCAGCATTTGACAGAGGAATTGTCTATTGACTGTAAGTTTGATAACCCTATACTTGAGCCATTGACATTACAGATTGCCAATGCACACAAGACGGATAAAAAGATTATGTGGGATAAGATTGATGAACTCATGAGAACAGGTAGATTGTTACTTATAAAAGGTTCCAAGGCAGAACATGAGTGTATAAGTACAATTCTTAAGAGAGGTCCAAATGGCGAGATTTATAATGAAGTTGATGATAGTGCTTATCACCCGGACCTTTTACCGGCTATGAGATATGCATTGTGGAATGTGCTGGGTAACTAGTAAAAAGATACATTTACAAAGAATGGTGTACAAAGTATAATTTAGATATACTGGAGGAATAGTATGGATAGTACCGAAGAACAGAAGCTTTTGGAAAAATTACCAGCAAAAGATAAAGCAAACTTTTTGCGTATGAAAGAAAAGAACCCTGAGAATTATTACGCAATTCTTAAAACATTGTACGGTGGTCAGAGCAGACTTAGAGACATAACGCATTTGGACATTGATAAAAAGACAGAAACTGCAGATGAGGCCAGTCGTAGACATTTTGAAGAGTCTCTAAAACAGCCAGATGAGACAGAAGACCAATATAAATACAGACAGTTTATTGAGGAAAGAGAAGAAGAGGCTAATAGGGAATTAGCTCAAAAGCAGAACAGAGTCAATAGTAAAGCCCTTGATAAAAAGACACGTGACCTATTAAATGCTCAGGCAGATAAAATTGACCTTGTAAATACTGATAAATTTGCTAGTCTCGCAGAACAGAGGAACGCACTCGATAAGCTTAAAAGTTTGATAAAGCAGGCTAGGGAAGCTAAACGTGCAGCAAATAAAGCTAGTAAAGCATTATACAAAAGTAAAGGTTCTCAGGTATTCAATGACTTATTTGAACTGGATGACAAAGGCAGGTATCATTTTAAGGGTGACCACGATTTCTTCTCAGTTGATGATTATATGACTGTAGGCAGACGTAAAGTGACTACTGCTCAGGAATTACGTGATACTGGTCTGTATGATGATAAGCTGGAAGGTATTGCAAAAGAGATTAAAGACTCATATAAAGGTAAAGATGTCAAGCCTAAAGAGATTGCTGGTGAAATACGTAAAGTACAAAATGAATTCCTTAAAGCAGAGATAAAAGAGATGGGTAAAGACCCTGATGCTACAATGCCAGTTTATGGTGTAAAGAATGCAATTAAAAAGTACTTAACAGGCGATATAAATGACTCTTCTATGTTTAAGCTGGCTACAATACTTGATGTACTTGAAGAGAAAAAAGAGGCTGGTATTTTAACACCTTCAGAAGAACTGTTCTTGCTTACCATGGACAATGAGAAGGCAAAATTAGGTGCTGAGAAGGCGAGAGAAGATGCAATAAAAGAAGCAGCATTCATGCTTAATGATAAAGATACTCTGAACCAATTAAAAGAGTATGGTGTGCATGACTTTGAAGGTCTTGTTGATTTGTTAAGTAGTTCTGGTGGTGAGGAAGATTTGTCTGATGCACATGATGCTTATCTTTTTGCCAATGACCTTTTTAATGACTCAACGTTACGTAGAGGATTTGGAAAAAGCTTAACTGAACAGCTTAAGGACCTCAAGAGTCAGTCACAGAAGTTACGTGATGAAGCAAAGAAGGGTTTAGGTACGTCAGATATTAAACAAGTTAAAGATGCTACGGGCAAGAACTGGTGGCTTGTTACAGCGTCTGGTGGTGGTAAAGGTAACGCTGCAATTATGATACATAAAGAAGATAGAGACGATAAAAAGTACCTTGTAGGTTATACAGTTACTAATGACGGTAATTCAGGCTATTCGGCTAATACAGCTACTAAACCTATATACATGGAAGAAATAAAAGATGGCAAGTCTACTGAAGATATGTTAAATGGTTTTAGGCGCAATCTGGAAGAGAACAGATGGTTAGCAGGCAATGACATGCGCCAGAGGCAGACCATTGGTAAAGAGGCCTGGGATACACAGGAAATGCAGAAGATTGCCGAACTCGTTGGTAAGAGTTTGTCTGAAGCAGAAAAACTGTACACACCAAGTGAAATTAAGCGGTTAGCTTTGAAAGGTAATCTGCAGATTAGTAAAAAGGATGGTAAGTTCAAGTGTACTAGAGAATTTGCCAGAGACTATGCAGAAACATTTGGTGAGGACGATGTAGCACATATACCAGGTTTAAGAGCAGAAAAAAGTGATATAGGTAAGAATAGAGCAAAGACCACCACAAATCGTGCAACTATTGTAACTAACTCTGTAGATGAAGGTGACCCAAATATTTTCTCTTTCAAAAATTGGTGGCATGCAACACAGGTTCAAGGTGCACGGATACGGAGTAATATGCTAGAAAATCAGGCTGAAAATGATAATCCTAATGTTACTAAAGAGGAACGTGATGGGCAGACATATAATAAAAAGAGGCTTAAATCGGACAAAAAGTCTACTGTATTAGCTAAAAATGGCGTAAGAATTGAATATAATGATAACAGTCTGGAAAATAAAAAATTAGCACGTGATATTGGTACTGAGTGGTTCAAGAGTCTTAGCAAAAAAGAACAGGATGCCTTTACAGATGAACTTGGTATGACAAAAGCATACATTGCAACAGATGCTGGTAAAAAGGCGTTTATTAATGCATGCGCAAAGCGTGTATTCGAGGACCCTGAACTTTATAAACGATTCAATGCTCATAAAAAGGGTAACGTTATACAGAGTGGTGCAGATAAAGCGCTTTTGCCAGATGAAAAAAAAGACAGTGCAGCTAGAAAAGCACAATATGAAGACTATACTGCAAATCCGAATTCTGCATTGGCAAATAGGATTAGTGCAAGGTTCAATGCACAAGCGGCAATGGACGAGCAGGCTGACATTGATGCAAAGCATAATGCTAATAAGACCTTCAATGATGAAGAGTATACAGGACCTACAGATGAAGAACTTTATGCAGAGCTTAAGAGACAGATAAACGCAGGCTCTGACTACGTAAAGGCTCATAACAATCTGAATGAAGACACTGCTAATAAACCAAGACCTAAATGGGCACCGAAAGGTTCTGAGGGACACGCGAAGGCAATTGCAAATAAAGAGTATGCTAAAAAGCAGGCTGAAAAAGAAAAGAAAGAGGCTGAAGACACAGCATGGGCTCATAAGCAATTGAACAAGGAAACTGCTAAGAAAAGAAAGGATATTGTCAAAAAGAACAAGGAAACTACGATTAGTTCTAATATCCTTGATGCATTTGAGGGACTGTAATGAAAAGGAATAAGGAGAAAAGAATAAGCTTGCTCAGGCAAATTGTAGAAATACACCATGAGCAGGCTAAAAGAAGAAAAGCATTAAGAATACTTAACAAGCAGGAATGGTCTGTTGAGTTTATGGAGTATCTGGTTACACATGCTGCGCAGGTCTTGCATCAGGACATAGTTATCACTATAACTAGCCCAGCTGGTCACAAACTTGATATAAAGTCTGTGAATGTGTCAAGGCCAGAGCTCAATACATCTGATGACATTTTCAATCATCTGGATGACGAGGCAGCAGTGCAGGCATTTATACGGGAGAACAGTAGGAGATGAGCTATAGGCAAGCTAAGTATAACAATAAGCCAGTATGGTCTGGTTTATTTAACTTACTAGATAGCACTATTGAAGAGAGTCATCCATTCTCCAAAGCAAGAGCTGCAGACTTTCATCATTCATTTTACTTTGAGCATCCTGAGAAGTTAGATGATGACAATAGTGTTTTCTTTTATATTGACAAAGGTGAAGATGGTTCAACTAAAGTAAATACTCTTTGGCGAGGCGCAGCAAATAAAGACGCAGAAAGAGCTTTAAGCAAACTACTTGACTTGTCAGATGTAGTAGATTATGATGATGAGACTGATGAACCTATTAGTACTAAACTGAATGAGAGTGTAATAGATGCTCTAAAAAGAGGTTAGAGATGAAAGTAAACGGGTTAGAGTATATTTATGACGTAGTAACACAGGTTAACAGACCTACGTTATATCCTGGTGAGGATGTAAGAGACTGGGAAATACCTAAAGAGCTTTCCAGTGCTTTTACTAAGTTGTCTGCGATTATAGAAAACAAGTACTC